AGTCTCACGGGCTGATGATGAACTACTGAGCTTCGTTATTTTGCTCAGTGTGTATTCGTATTAGTTCATCATCGGCAGGCATCATCACTGCTGCCTTACCATCTTCCCTCACAATACCTATGGTTTCACCGTTTTCGACTCTTTCCATAAGATTATCAAAATTGTCTTCCCATTCTTTCAGGGTAAAAACTTCCATTAAACTTAATTCCCTTTAACTGAAAGATCTGCATACTGAATTTGATCATCATTAAGATGTGAAGTGCATACTTCCATAACATTCATAAACTCTTCGGGAGTATCGCATTTAATAAAACGTTCTTCTCCCTGATCACTAATAAGAAGAAAGGAGCGAGAACAAATGTCTATCATTACACCTTCAACGTATGCCTCAGTGTTCATAATGGTTTTTTGATTACCCTGATATCATAACGCATGTGAATCAGAAAGTCAAGGGTTTTACTGGAATGTAAATTCAAACCATTCTATGGTCTCAATAATAGGTTGATCATTAGCATCGCCAGCAACACCATTAGTACTTGTACCTTGCCAACTAGTATTAGCATCATCAGGAGGGTGATCCGCTTTATAGCATTTTACATAATATTCACTACCTTGTGGAACAAAAAATTGAAGTTCAATTCTAAGTTTATCTGCTGCATTCGTTCCATTATCTCTAAATCTAGCAACTTCTAAGTCATCTACATATGCAATTGCAAAAGATCCTGAAATTTCCGTATTATTCAAACCTCTAGGAATTCTGTCTATTCCAGGAACAGCACGAACAAGCATTAGATTTCCACTAGTATTTGTGTATATTCTTTTTGCTTGTTCTACATCGGTCATGCTGATATCTCTGTAAAATCTATTACTCGTTTCATCGCTCCAGGTTCCACTAACAGCAAATGGTGCAATATCAAAAGTAATATTATTCCAGGATCCGTTTTGTCTAATATTTACCGCCATTATTCTAAATTAAATATATATTCTGACCAAGCGAATGTTTCTATAGCGTTTGGATAAGTTGTATTTAGTGACCAATCATTATCATCAGAATCATATAATTTAATTTTATAACTAAATCCAATAGGTACGAAAAATTGTGGATTTAAAAATAAATATTTTGTATTTGCATTACCATTATCTCTAATATTAGCAACCTCTGTAGTTGCACCTTGTGGAGAAGTTATTTCTGCAAGAACATAACTTCCTGAAACAAGAGTTCCAGCAGCTAGGTCAGTACCAATTGATGAATCTCTATCTATACCTATTGTGGCATTAATATGAATAAGTCTAGATTCATTATTTGTATATACAGTATTAGCAGATCTTGTAGATGATTCATTAGGTCCATAGTGTGCATAACTACCTCCTAGATTAGCAGGAATTTCTGAATCATTTGCAATTAACTTCCAAGTGCTTCCTTCTCTGATTTTTACTGGCATTTTATTTCTCCTTAAGTTCCACTAAGTTTAAGTTTCCAAGCTATACCTGCAGGATTACTATTCCAATTGGTTGAACCATCTACGGTTGCAACTAATGTATGCGTTCCAGTACTTACATTTGATAACGTAACAAAGCTAGGTGGATCATTTGTCCATGATGCATCAGTTCCAACAGCTGATGCAACTTGTGTTCCGTCAAAAGTTATATTTCCATTACCATCTATACCATATTCTAATGTATAATCACCTGCTTTTGTGATATTTATTGTATATGTTGTTGAATATGGTGGATTAGTTCCAGTATTTCCAGGTTCATACCATACTGCATAGTCTTTCATAAACTGTGACCAAGTACTAGTAATTTGACTTGATGATACTTTAGCCGCACGACTAAAATTATTACTGTTTGAACCTTTTGAATTAAATATAATATCTGAGCTTTTCAACTCAAAATCAAATTCTTTCCAAGAAAGTGTAGAAACTCTAGATCCAAGAGTATCTGCTAAATCTTTATCAAGCAGTTTCACAATATACTTACAATTAGATGGAACAAAAAATCTCGCATTTAAATAAAGATCATCTGCATTTGATGTTCCATTATCTCTTACCCTACAAATATTAGTATAATTATTTGAAAGATTTGTTCCAGTTTCACCGGAGGTAGATACATATGCCCAAGCACTACTACCTGCTATAACTTCTGAACCAGAATCAGCGGAAAGCAGTTTAACGTGGAAAATTGCACTCACATACATCACTGATGATGTAGTACTAGTATAAAATACATTATGAGTGTTATTAGTATTTCTCCAAGAACCACTGACACCACTAGGAGAAACTACAACGTTACTCTCTAAATTAATCCATTCACCACCAATTCTAATTTTAGTTGTCATTATGCAATAATTTTATAGAGTTCATTCAGAATTTATTTAGATGTGGGGAAATTAATTATTATTAGAACTTTGAAGGTCTTGAACTGATTTTTCAAGTTCTTCAATTCTACCTAATGCTTCTTGAAGTGCCTTTGTAAGTGGAGCAATAATCTCACTATATCGTAAGGATTGTGAACTATTTGGATCATCCTTATCTCCAAGAACCCAACCACCAAAGTCTCCATCAACGATACCGGCATCATCTAAAGATTGTTTTATTTCCTGTGCAATGAAACCATAATGAGTTCTTCTACCAGGAACATCATCAAAGATTGGACTATCGTTTTCATCACGACAAACAATCTTTTGACCCACATCACCTAAGATAAACTCACCCTGTTCGTCTACTTCATATCTTGGTACTTTACCACCAGAAATCCACTTATAAGATACTGGTCTTAGAGACTTGATAAAATCTGTACCTAGTATACTATCAACAATTTCAGTCTTCTCTCTCTGATCAGAAGTATCAATACTTCCAGTACCAGCATAAACAACAGACCATCTCTTGGTAGCAGAACCAATAGTAAGAGTATTATCCACCTCAGGTCTAAGAACACCTGCACCACCAATTCTAATTTCATATTCTCGGTTTGGTCCAGCAAGCCATTTGTGGATGTGTGAAGATTCAGTAAGCAAACCAGAAGCACCAACTGCAGAAATACTAATATCACTACTTAGTCCAACACCTGCTGAACTAGGAGCAGTAATATTACCAATGTAAGTATTACTACGAGCAAGAAATTGCTCAGTTTCTAGGAGTTGTGAAGATGGAGTATATCTAAGTCTCTTATCATTATCAGTTGATACGTATACCTGCTGATCAGCAGTACCACCAACAAAAAGTAAATACTGTGTACCACCACTACTTCCTCTGTTTTGTGCATTGACTACATTAACAGAAACACCCGAACCATCAGTAGTAGAGGAACTATGCTTAATAATATAGAATAGTGCATAATATGGTGGGAGGTTTTTATTAGTTCCAGATACTCCCTGGTTATCAATATCGAAACTGTGTGTATGTGAACCACTACCACCAGTCGTTCTTGGACGATCACCTATATTGTAATTGTTAGTATCAATCGTGTCCTCAGTTCCTCCTCTAGAGTAATCATCATAAGAGTGGGTGTGATCACCTGGATCTGAAAAGTTACTGTAACTGTGATTATGTTCAACAACTATGGCATCAGAACTACCACCAGTAGAACCTATACCAACACCAGGATATGATCCTGTTCCACTAATATTATTAGCACCAACGATGAACCTATCTGTTAAGTCAGGTACATTAGTTCCTACAATATTTTGAAGTGTTGTTGATAGTGCAACACTACCATCACAAAGTTGATATCCACTTGGAATGTTTGATGTTGTACCAGACCAAGCAATAATAGTTCCTACTGGGTCTGCACTAAATAATCCAGATCCAGTACCGATACTTGTATCATACCAAATATCACCATCACAAATATCTCCCGTTGGTTCTGTGGGTCCAATATAACGCTTTCCATATGCATTACTTGTAGTCCCAATTCCAATGGTTGCAATTCCAGCAGCAACTGTTACTTCAATAGGATTACTACATCCATATTCTGTTCTTGGTGTATTACTATCTGAATATTGTTTTACATCTACATCCGTTAAAGTCCCAGTTCCACCTCCTCCACCAGAAGCAGATAAATCTTCTAGGTATACTTGTGTATAAATTTCATCCGCTTGACCTGATGGAACACCTAATCCCAATCCTCCTACATTGTTTGTAGTACCGCCCCTGCTTAGGATTTTAAAGTAAGTTGTCTGAGATATTGTAACTATAGTATCTCCAAAAGATCTAGTTTGTATACCTGGATTTCTAGTACTGTCCGAAAATTCACTACTTCCACTAACAGTGACATTTCCCGTAAAACTATTATTATTAAAAGTACTATCAGTAGAATAAAATAATATGGATATATGCCCATTAACCCTATACATTGGGGCACTCCATTTTATCCTATAAGTTCCTGCTTCTAATGACCAAGAGTCACCGCTTGGATTAAAATCAACGAAATTTTGAGGATCAATTTCCGTATTTAATTCTCTGACAACCCAATTCCCAGCGTTATAACCACCACCACTATTACTTATAGATTTTTGTTCAAATAACAATGCAACCTTAGACGATCCAGATCCACTACCACCACCAGTCTGATCTGTCCAAGAAACACCTATACCAGGGATACTAGACAATACCTGTCCCCCAGTTCCGGTACTACCATTTGAATCATAAACAGAACTTCCGAGAGCAACCTTCCCATTAATGTCAAGTTCTACTGTTGGTTGTGTAGAACCTATACCAACATTACCATCGGAAGTTATACGAAGTCTTTCTGTTGCTTCTGTCTCTACTAAAAAGTGCCCATTACCATTAGTGTCTACAATTTCTGCTTTTGAATCTCCTTCAGAAATCTTATCTGTGGCTCCAGCACCAATACTAGAAGCATTTTCCCATGTAGGAGCACTTGAAGCACCATTAGAAGTCAGTACCTGTCCTGATGAACCATAATTTGCACCACTAAGACCAATTTGTCCAGCAGGTCCAATCGTAAATCTCTCTCCACCACCAGTAGAATCTATAATTCTAAATCTACCAGAATCAGAACTTGATGATCCATAAACATCAAGTTCAAAAGCAGCAACATCATCTGCTGCTCTATTGAGTACTATAGATCCACCTTCATTAGAATTATCTTGTCTATGTATTTTTGGACCACCAATATCAACAGAAAATTTCTCGGCAGCATCAATTTCTACGGTGAATTTAGATTCTGTTGCAGTATCAATTATTTCTGCTTTTGAGTTTCCTTCAGAAATTTTATCTAAGGCAATATCACTATCTACACTAATAGAAGTATCAGTAATCGTTAATCCAGATCCTACAGTTAAATAAGTTAATTTCTCTTCGCTTTCATCATAGAAAACAATTTTATCCTCACCACTATTATCATTAACACCACCAATTAGACCATTATTAACATTTAATATATTACTAGCACTAGCAGCAATACCAATTCCAGCACCATTAACCGCAGCAATAGTAAATCCAGTTGAATCTGCAGGGTCAATAGTAATATTAGAACCAGCAGTAACAGTAATGGAAGAAATTCCTGTACCACCGTCAGTTATTATAATCTTAGCATTGTTACCATCATCTGCCGCCTCTATTGTATATCCAACGGCATCAAAAGTGGATATATCTTTCCACTCTGGTGCTTCATTTATATTATCGTAAGTAAGAACATAATTACCTGCATTAGGTTCTGCAAGGAATACCGTACTTCCAGGACCATCTTGATATGGTATACTTCCTGCTGCACCATTTGCAAGATTGTTAGCAGTTTCTGCTATTCCTGCAGATAATTCTCCTACATTTACCCAAGATGGTGCTGAATTTTCATTATACTGTAGTAATTGACCACTTGTAGTTCCATTAGGAATAAACTGTGTCGTATCAGCAGCACTTTGATAAGGAATTTGATATGCTTGACCACCCTTCAGGTTAGTTGCTATACCTGCAGTATCTGCATATCCTGCTTTACCTACAGTAGCATTATCAAAATCAATATTTACATTGGATGCTGCTGTTATTCTACCTTTAGTATCAAAAGTAACGACACCAACTTTAGTTGAAGAACCAACAGTTCCTGCAACAAGATTTGGTATAGATGCTAATGTTGCTGCAGCAGTTACATCTTCATGACCTTTAAAGTTAACATTCCATGAAATATCACCTGTTGCTTCTATGTTTCTTGAGTTTGTTAATGAATTGGCAGTAGCAACAGTTGCAATACCAAAATCAATACTAGTACTTGTTACTCCAGTAACTCTTCCTTTATCATCTAACTCTAAGGATATTAATTTATTTTCTCCACCATAATCTCCTGCTCCAGGACCAACGTCTTTTAATGTAAGAGCAAATCCTACATTTTCAGTTCCATCAAAGGTTTTTCCAATAGCAATAATATCATCATTAGTACCTTCACCTAAAGTAAATGTTCTAGGTGTTGTTAACTTATTTGCTTTATCTACAGTAGCATTACCAAAATCAATATTTACTTCAGATGCTGATGTTACTCTGCCTTTACTATCAACAGTAAATGTTCCAACTTTAGTTTCAGAACCATAAGTACCTTGTGTTACACCAGTAGTTGTTAATGTAAGAGCAAATCCTACGTTAGAAGTTCCATCAAAAGTTTTTCCTACTGCAACAATATCATCATTAGTACCTTCACCTAAAGTAAATGTTCTAGGTGTTGTTAACTTATTTGCAGTATCAGCAGTTCCTTGAAACTGACCATTGAATGTGCTTGCATAAACATTATTCCATCTCTTAGTAGGAGATCCTAAATTATAAGTAACATCAATATTGGGAATTGCATTACCTTTAACTTCCAATGCTTCTGTTGGATTAGCAGTTCCAATACCAACAGAAGCAGTGTGACTACCTTGATCTAATACAACTAGGTCTCTGTATATTTCGGTACCATATAATGTTGTAATTAACCTGTGATAACCCTGAAAGAAAAATTCTGTGTTACCACCAGCACGATATTTCGCCAGAGGTCTCCAATTATTATCATAAAAGTTAAGCGCACCATTTTGACTTCCACCACCATTTGTCTTTAAGATTAAAGGACCTTCACCTGTCTCCTCAATTATACTTGCCCCTCCATTTGCAACTGTTATACCAGTTCCTACTGTACCTTGTCCTGTAGCTCCCTTTTGCTCTTCTGGTTGCCCTAAATCTGCTGTATGATATATTTGTAAATCATTTGCTCCTTCTGGACTATCACCAAAGTTGATTTTTTCATCATCACCAAGGAATAATGCATTAAATGTTCCTTCATCTGCTGTTAAATCATCAAAAACAAGGTCATCCTGAACATATAAATCACCACCAACATAAAGGTCCCCACCAGTGGTTGTGATACCACCTGCACCAGCAAGTGTTACTGCGACACCAATAGAAGGTCCAGTGAATGATACTGCACCACCAACATTTAAATTATTCTCAATACCAACACCACCATTAACGACTAGAGCACCAGTATCTTTATCATCAGATTCAGTAGTTGAATTTATATAAACATCATCATTGGATTGTATAATACCATCATCAGACTGTAAAACTAAGTTATCACCATCTCCAGTAGATCTGATGATATTAGAAGTAATTCTTACCTCACCAATATCGGCAAATGAAGTTGCTGTAAGAATACCCGAAACTTTTAAACTTTCATTAAATGTACCAGTATTTGCTGTTAAGTTATCAAAAACTAAATCATCTTTAATGTATAAATCACCACCAATATAGGCATCTCCACCAGTTGTTGTAATACCACCTGCGCTAGCAAGTATTACATCTTGACCTAAACCATCACCAATTACATTTAATGTTCCTGTAGCGTCAACTTTTAATTCATTACTAAAAGTTGCTATACCAGATACGCCTAAATTATCAAGTTCAGTATGACCATCTACATCTAAATCTTTTTTAGCTTCAATATTATTATCAAAAGTTGCAATTCCTGCAACATATAGTTCATCTAAATCCGCTAAACCATCTACTGTTAGTTTTTGATCAACATCCAAATTCTTTTCAAATGTTGAGTTTTCAGTTGCAGTTAAACTGTCAACAAAAACTCCACCACTGAAGGTAGATACTCCAAGAACATCAAGTAATTGTGTTGGAACTGTACTTCCTATTCCGACACGATTATTATTAAAATCATAATAAAAATTATCAGCACCATCTACAAGACCAGCAGCACTATGAAACTGAATTTGACCTATGGTTCCACCAGCACCAGAAATAATTGATTGTGGTCTAATCCATATAAGATCACCTACTTCTGACTTAACTAATAGATCTCCAGGAGTGCCTGGTTGATTTGTAGAATCATAAATCGTTCCTGTGATTCTAAAATCACCATCTAAATGCAATTCTTGAGTAGGAATTGTAGTTCCAATACCCACCAATCCACCTAGAGTGGTTGTAATTACTGTTCCACCAGTGCCTACAGTAATCCTATCTCCAGCAGTAAATAATCCACCATCAAAAGTAAATCTACTATCTGTAGCAAAATCATCATTATTTTTAAATAATACAGAATTATTATTTCCTGGAGGTGCAACTGTGATTGTTACTGCAACGCCTGGTTGTGGTAATTTAATCCCTTCTGCAACAATTGCATTACCTTCAAAATTTAGTTGTGTTGTGCTACTTAAACCTCCAACAAGTCCGTCTTCATCAAATACACTAATAGATCCAGGAATAATACCACCCTGATTTGGAATCCAAAATCTTTCTCCAGGTCTGTCAATAAGACTAACAACAATATATTGTTGTCCTGGTGGTATGTTTGTAGAACCTTGAACAGTGGGAGTATCTCCAAGATTTGGTTCTGCATCACCTGGAGACAAATATCTATACCTATCGGAAGTTAATCCCGATTGTGGAGTTTTTTTATAGCGACCTGAAATATATTTGGACATTTCTTATCAAGTAGTACTGTTTTCTAAGATACTCATGATTAATTCCATTTGTAATGGAGCCACATTACCTCCACTTGGAGAGGCACCTACATTTACCGTAATTGTATTAATAGTAACTGAAGTGATTGTTAAATTAGATCCAGATGCAGGATCTGTTGGTCTGGGATATGGATGATTTGTCAAATAATTATCCATACTACATCTAAAAGTTATCCCATAATCTGCTATACTTATTGTATTTCCATTGGATAGTCCATGTCCCACGATTTTTAATGTTAAAACTCCTGTAGCACCATCATAGGTTGCATTTGTCGGAGTAAATGGTCCCCCACTACCAGAAATTACAGTGACAGAATCTGTTACAGCACTAATAAATCTATGTTCAGCAGGTACATATGTGTGAGGAATGTCAACTATTCCTGCGTCAATAGTAAATGTTTTTGATGTTCCTACGTTATCTACAATACTATCAACGATAAAACTTCTTTGTGGTTCTGGAAAAACACTTGTAGTTATACCTCCAATATAACCTCCACAATCAAAAATAATATTACTTAAGGTTACTTCATCATCAACATCAAATCCATGAGAATTTATTGTAGTTACAGTTGCTATTCCAGTTATACTACTATATCCAACATTCGTAATTGTTGTTATTCCTGATTGAATTCCATTAATAACAATAGAATCTTTTATTCTTGCATCTCTTTGAAGAACTAATCTACCATCAACTATCACTAAAGCATCATTAGGTGGAATTTCACCATTCTTTATAACTCTAATATTTCTAGTATTGCCCTTTGTTTTGATCGCTTGACTTTCTCTCCTATGTGTAAAAGTCATTGTTGGGTATGTATTTATCCCAACATTAGATACTGAAGCATATAAAATAATTGAAGAAACTCCTGTAGGTGCAGTATAAACTGTCTGCTCTCCAGGAGAAACTGGAACAGCAATAGTGATGAACTTATTAAGTGGTGCAATTGCCATATTATCTCAACGCAAGTATAAGTGGTGTAACCTCTGCCTGTATTGCCTTACTAAAATCTCTTCCTCTAACTGTAGATGTAGTTTGATCAACTTGAATTCCCGCACCAATATCAAAATTTCCTTTTTGATCTGTTGAAGTGAATGGAATTTGTGCCCCCTTACTAACAACAACCTCATTCTCTTTTATTGGAATAGAACCTTGGAAAGGTAGTGATGTATTTATACTGGTACCCGAACCGACGTATTCAAAAGAATGTGAACTGGTTAGAATACGACTAATTCTTTGCAAGGTAAAAGGATCATTCTCAAACAGTTCATAAGGAACAAATTCATTAAACGTCATTGTGGTTATTCCAGATATATTCTCTGTTGCCTCAGAGATTGTAAAATAAATTGGTTCCATAACTGCAGTTGCAAGTCCAATGTTACCATCTATATCTACCACAATATTTTGTGTGGATAGATAGTTTCTTCCAGAATTGATAACATCAATTTCAGTTAAAATTCCATTTTCATCAACAGTAGCACTTGCCTCTGCAATAATACCTTGTGGTCCCTTTGGATCAAGAGTTCCATCAAAATCTCTAATAATAACTGATGGTGGAGATGTAGGAGAAAATCCTCCTTGAGAACCAATAACTGAAATACTTGAAAGTTCTTGAAGCGGAGAATCAATTCTTCCTGTACCCTCCGCGTCGGGATAATTTCCTAAATCAATTTTAAAGTATAATGCTTGCCCATCAAATGGTCTTCTGTTTTCGTTATTTAAATCATTAACTTCCTTACCAACAACTACATCAGAATTATCTCCAGGAATAACGCCAGCATTTACTTTACCTGTAAATTGTGTTGAACCAAGACCAACGGCAACTAATCCAAAATTACCAAATGATGAGTTGGAATTTGTAAGGTCACATTGTGCTCCAGTATCGGCGTAGATTGCAATATCATTATTAATTGTAAAGATAGAAACTAACTGAGCATATGCATTGTTGGTCAAAGATACTCCAATCCCCGCTTCATTATACTGAGTAAAGGAATCGCAGACCATTGATTTTAAGTCTGCACCAGGATCTGATAATGATATTGCATCACTTCCATCAATTCTCATACCAATACTTTCTGTCATGAAGTTGGTACAGTTGCGAATATATGGAGACCTCCATCTTTGTGTTGGACCTTCGTCTGCTGGTCCAGCAACAGTATATCCACTATTTGCAGTCACTCCAGTTATTGGGAATGCAACTGCACCCGCACCAGTGTGAGTAACACCAACAGTTTCACCAGCAAAGTTTAAATTTTCAATGAGACATCCTCTTCTAACCCAAAAGACATCTAAATTTGTATTTTGTGGTTCAATAGTAACCAGTCTTAAATCCTCACCTGTAATTGATACATCTCTTTGAAGACCAATTGGATTATTCTCAACATATCTTCCAGGACGAATCTTAATTGTATCTCCAGGTTGAGATATTGCTGCTGCGCCACCAACCGTTGCTTTAGCATCACCTTCTAATAATCCACTATTTGTATCATCACCACTTTTTGAAACCCAAATAGTTTTCTTTGTTTCAACACCCGATGGTCTCCAAGATACACCAGCACCAACAGATGATAAACGATAATCTTTCCCATCAACTCCAGTTTGTTGATTTATATCAATTATTGAATTCTCAAGTTCTAATGTATTTTCTAACTTAGTCTCTTGACCAACAAAAAGTTTCTTTCCGATAGCAACACCACCAACTACTTGTAGTGCTGCCGCAGCATTGGATGCAGTTGCATCAGTAGTAGATTCTACTTTAGTATCACTGCCAACAAAAAGTTTCTCACCAATAGCAGCGCCACCAACGACTTGTAATGCTGCTGTAGTATTTGATGCAGTTGCACCAGTGGTAGATTCTACTTTAGTATCACTGCCAACAAAGAGTTTTTCACCAATTGCAACACCACCAACGACTTGTAATGCTGCAGCAGCATTTGATGCAGTTGCACCAGTGGTAGATTCTACCTTAGTATCATTACCAACAAAAAGTTTCTCACCAATTGCGGCACCGCCAACGACTTGTAATGCTGCTGTAGTATTTGATGCAGTTGCACCAGTACTAGATTCTACCTTAGTATCATTACCGACAAAGAGTTTTTCACCAATTGCAGCGCCACCAACAACTTGCAATGCTGCTACAGCATTAGATGCAGTTGCACCAGTACTAGATTCTACTTTAGTATCATTACCGACAAAGAGTTTTTTAACAATTCCAACACCACCATCTACATGAACAGATCCATTCGCTGAACTTGTAGCATCAAATGGGTCATTAAATGTTGCTAATCCATCAACATTTAAAGTTCCGTTTACATCTAAATCAAACTGTGGATTACTTTGTTTGACTCCAACTCTAGTATCTCTATAAATTGGTGCATCATCACCAGAACCATTAAATCCCCAGAGATCATTAGTGAATATGGTTGCAAGTCCAGTAACTGTCTGTGGATCTCTAGCAGTCGGAACAAGAGTATCAGTTCCTTTTCCAAGACTATTTTTTTGTACAAAATTTAAAATTGAGAATGATTGTCCAGCACCAACAACACCACCTTGACCTGGAATTGGTACATAAACACCCTCATCTTGTAGGAAAATACCTTCTTGGAAAGCAGGTTCAAGGCTTACCCAAGTTATACCATTTTCATCCTTACTTAAGAAATCACCAGAAAAACCTCTTAAATTTCTAGAGTCATAAATTTCTTCCTGAATAGAAACACTTCCATTAATATCTAACTTTATTGAACCATCATTAGCAAAATCTGCTGGAGTTGTTGTTCCAATACCAACTACTCCCTGATCAGTAACTACAATACTATTATCTCCAGAAAGAATCTGAACTTTCTCTACTGGTGCTGTTGTTCCTATACCAACCTTATCTGTTCTAGTATCTGCTGTGAATAATGTTCCACCTATACCAACATCAAAACTTCTTTTTACTAAAAGATCTTCGGTGATAGTAAGTCCAGCAACATCAAGTTTTAATTGTTCATCATCAGTTAAATTTACAGGATTTGTGGTTCCTATACCAACAGTACCTAGACCAGTAACTACAAAACTATTATCTCCAGATAATATTTGAAATTTCTCTACTGGTGCTGTTGTTCCTATACCAACTGTTTCTGTAGTAGCATCTGCTGTAAGTACAGTTCCACCTACACCAACATCAAGTCTATTTTTTACTAAAAGATTCTTAACGTCAAAAAGACCTTTAACAATTAGATCTTTTTCAATAATTACATCTTCTTCAAATATTGCACCACCCTTTGCCTGAATCTCATCATAAAAATATACTTTAGCAGCAAAAGTATGCTCAAAATTGGTTTTTCCAAAATTAAAATCCATTTTTAGAGATTTTTGAGTATGTTTTCTAATGTTTTATTCAATTCTTCAACTGCTTTTCCTTGGACAGCAGCAACACCTGGAACTGCAGGAACACCTGGAATTCCAGGAACACCAGATATACCAAATCCACCAGCAAAATCGGATGCCTTTTTAGCAATATCATAAGCTGCTAATCCTGAATATACCTCAGTAAGGAAAGTAAGAGGAGTTTCTGTTGCGATAGCATTAGGACCATAAGAGTGTGGAGCATCGCAATATGCTTCTTTTGCTACCAAATCAATCTTTCTACCAATATCAGCAGTAAGATTACCACCTGCTTTCATTACAATATCTTGTTTTGCTTCTAAAATTATATTATTTCCATTAATTCTAACGTCACCATTTTGCATTGCACTAATAATAACGCTTCCTTTCATTCCACTGATGACTACATCAACACCACCACGATCATTATTCTTACCACCACCACCAACGATTTCAATGGTTTGATCATTGTAGATATGATAAACACCCGCTTGATTCATACCAGAAAGTGAAATATCTCCACTGTCAGTGTGAGCATAATGCTCATATACACCAGCACCAAGAAATCCATTCGTAGGATTATTTACATCAACCCTATATTCGGGTGTGTATGATATTACCTTTCGTCTAGCCCAGTTATTTGACATGTATTAATCCTCCTACAATATTTAGTAACCTCCACTATATCCGCCGCTTCCAGAACTTGAAGATGGTGGAGATGAGGGGGGTGATGTAGAACTAGAAGTAGGATTAGGAGTAGAAGTTGGGTTTGACCCACTAGTACTAGATATAGTAGGTTGTATTGTTTGTTGTTGTGGTGTTGACGTTTGTGTGTTTATCTGGGTAGTAGTAGTAGTGCTTACTGATGTGGTTGTAGATCCAAAACTTTCTGCCTGAGTATCATAGATATACTGATGAGGAATTGATATATGTTTAGAACCAACCATCTTTCTTCCAGTTGAAGGATGTAAATGAAATGGTCCATAATAAGGTTCGCCATTAACATATCCGACAATATCATCATCTTTAGAGATACAATCAATAACTTGCTTGACTTCACCCTGAAACTCTTCAGGTCTTACTCTAAGTCTAGGTCTTAATATAGCACCAGATCCTATTGTAGAATTGATAGAAAATTCAATGGCGTCAATAATTGATGGGAATTTTAGTTCACCATTTACCGATATTCTATTTACTTTGATGATACTTCCAATTGGATCTACATTAATAGTATATTCATTACCATAATTATCAGTTACAGTATCATCAGAATCGTATCCAGAACCACCATCAATAATAATTGGACCTCTCTCATCATCAGGAATATAATCTTCTACATTCTCTGAAGGTGTATAGTCTTGACCATCAGTAACAATGTAAATGTCTGTAATCTGCCCATATGTTGGAGAATCTGAGTCATAATCAATTTTAGATCTGGCAGTAGCACCAAATCCTTTTCCACATTCATCAACAATCTCAACAAATGGTGGGAATGTATATCCACCACCACCATTTACAAGATCAATACCAATCATACTTCCAGTCAAACCTCTACCACCTTCAGCAATCTGAAGGATAGCATTAGCAACTCCGCCAGAACCTTTTCCTCCACCAAACAACTTAATTTTCGTTCCACCACATCCACCAAGTTCTGGAGGACCAGCATAACAATTTCCAAGAACACTCTCAAATCCAGGAGCAGAGACACTTGGATTAGCAAAGTCAAATAGACCAAGAGAACCAACATCTCCAGCAATATCTTGAATTGCTTGAAGAGGTGCTTCTGCAAGTGCTTTTGCTTCGTTAGCAACTGCTAGGATTTGTTCTACAGGAACACCAGTCTTATCACTACTACCCTTTCCAATTACCCATTCATCAGAACCCATATCAAACTCAGGAGCAACTTCATTACATCCAAGTTTACTTGCAAGTCCTAAAATTGCATTAGCAGTGCTACCAAGGAATCCTGCTACAGAGAAACCTTGCGTTATTTTCTCAAGAGCACCCATAAATGGTCCTAAGAAACTGGAAACTCCACCAATAATATGATTCATTAAAGCACCAACAACTTGATCACCAATACACTCAACAAAATTGAATACATTATCTGCTACATTTGTTAAAACACCTCTAATAGTATCTGCAATACCATTGATAACGTTGTTAGCTATACAAGGAATAGCATCAGATAATTCTTTTACTGGTGAAATTAACACTGCTTGTGCTATAGTTCCAGAAATATCTGCTGCTGGAGGACTTCCTGTTGCAGCAAGAACCGTATTATATACCTCATCATACAATAATTGTAATCCTTCATTCAATACTGGAGTAATTGTTTTGGTGAGATTCTTAGTCATATCACCAACAAGTTTCATAGCACCCTTCTGGATACTGGCAGTCACACTTTCAATCTCACGCATAACAAACTGTCTAGCATTACCGACAGCATCCTTTACATTAGCAGTAATAGATTGAACTTTACTAACAAAATTACCAACTTCTGTTTTTATTCTACGAATAGTACTATCTTCTTCTTTTGATGCTGCTTGTACTTTTTGACCAATAGCAGGAGAAGCAGACCTTAGTGCAGTCTCGGTATTTTCATTCTGACCCGTTGCTTCTCCTACTTTATCAGCAGTTTTCTTATCAGTTGCAACAGGAGAAACCTGAGATAAAGAGCTCTGTTCATTTGACTGACTATTTGCAACGATACCGCCATCGTTTTTTACTTTCTCAGTATTACCTGTAAAAGGAACAAAAGGTGAAACATAATCAGAAGTTGGAACCTGAGAAGTTCTTCCAAAGACACCCATAATAACAGGAACTTGTCCATTATCACCGTCAAGGAAGAATCCAAATACAGTATCACCAGGAGCAATAGAAACCGATGTTGCTCTATTTTGAGCACCAGAACCATCAGTAGTTCCCATTAATATAGTTGCCCAGGGCAAATCTTTATTAGGAAGTTCTACAAGACTATATGGATGATAACCAAGAATACGAACTTTAATGCGATTACCCCATCCACCGCCGTTCTGCTGAAGATCGTAATCTTTACCTTCAGGAGGAATTTGTCCCACCCACCAGCGGAATCCATCCCGCCCCATAAAATTAGTTTTTAGAAATGACTCCTCTAACATTACTTTTCCTTATTATTTGTACTAAATTGACCGAAAGTATCTCTAACTAATTTTGCAGAGGTGTATGATCCTTTAGAGTCAAAATGATGACATAACTCTTTAATCATATATAGACCACTTTGCTCTTGATCATACTCCTTCTCTTTTTGAGTTGTTGTAGCAGGGAATAAACACTCAATAATATTACCTGCTTCTAAATCAGTATTACAAGCAACGGTAACAGTTAAAGTTTGTGTGAATAGTGTATTGTACCTCATCAATGATTGAGATTGGAATTCAAGAGCATCAGCATTTTTTTCAGTTGATACTCCAACTTCAACAGTTCCTAAATCAACAATACCAGTCATCATTCTGGTAGGTACATCACCAAGAGATTTATCAGGATCATCAATAAACTTTGGAAGTTCTATCTTACCACCAAGATTTCTTGACTTATCAACATAATCACTTACTCTAAATTTACCCTTATCCGGACCAGTAAACGTAAAGTTTAGTGGATTAAAGTATGATCTAAAACTGGAATATGCACCAAGACGAAGTTTCTCAAGCATATTTTGGTTTCTATTCGTCACATAATTAATAATCTGGAAATCTTGTGCTTCTTTATTAGGATTTACAACATCAGTAGCATTATATGTTACTTTCTTTTCTTGGGAGATAAGTTTATCTAAAGACTTAAACTTATATCCACTTTGAGTTTCATAAAAACAATAACCAGCAGTTCCGTTTCCTTCAACTTCTGGAACACCTTTTGATGCTAACCATGTCAATACAGTGAAGGGTTTTCTCATATTACCAATGAACCCATACTTGTTCATTGTTTTATCTACTTCTACAGTCTTTGGAGTTCTTAAGTAATCCTTGATAATCTTCTCAGCAGAAACAGAGATTGGAGAAGATGTTGGAAACTTTACAGGAACTCTGGCGGTTTCATTAGTGATTGCTTCCCTTGAACAAAGATTAAGTACAAATGATTCTGATTGATTATTGCTAATCACATTTGTAATACTAGAGACATAAAAGTATTGATTTCTATCTGAGAAATCTAGTTTATCTTTAATCTTTATGGATACTCGCTCACCACCTCTCAAAGGTAATCCCTGGTATATACCTTTTCCATTGACAGTATTACCAGTATTGGTAATTACAATCTTTAAGGTTATTGTTGGTGAGAAAATATCTTCATAATAATCAATTGATTGAACACCAAGTCTTAGATCAACACTAGTTGACCCATCATTAGATTCAATAATTATTTCTTCATAAATTGAAGGATCGGACAGAGACATTATACGTACTCTAACTCTCTAAGAAGTGCTTTTGTTATGAAACTATTTAACGTAGTTCCTGTGGGAATACTTAAATCTGATCCTCCTTTTGATCTTTGTGGTGGAGTTGGTGCTGAACCACCACCAGTTGGAATTGGAACGGTAATAACCTGACCTTTCTTATCAGGTGTTACGCCCTTAGCAATATTACTTCTATTTCCCATTCCTTCAACGTCAAGTGAAGTTCCACCTTTTCCACTAATTGTAGGAACATCATCAACTTTATTATCCATTTGAACTCTAGACAAACGAATCAAAGAAACATAAGGTGCTGGAACCATATCAGGTGTTCCTGATACCCACGCTACGCTATTTGCTTCTAAGTGAATATGTGGTCCAGTAGACCTTCCTGTACTACCAGTGATTGCAAATGAAGTTCCTGCAGGAACAGTTTCTCCTGCCTTTCTAATAATAATCTTACTATTATGTGCAAATCTAAGGTGAACACCACGAGAAGGAACGTGCAAATCAACTACATATCCATATCCTTTATCATAAGTAGATCCATCCACAACAGCATCTTCTGTTAATGAAATGTATAATCCTGCAGCACAAGCAATATCAATACCTTTATGAGGAGCATTTCTAAAACTCTCCTGTGCTCCCATAGTTGATGTTATAATCGCATTCTCTCCAAGAATGTTGCTAACATCATCATTAACTCTATATCTAGTACTCTGATCAACCTGAGTTATCTCTGGTTCAGATTTTAATGCTTGTAAAGCATTAGTTGCTGCTTTTTTAGCGGATAGCATGTAATCCCTATACTTACCAGACTTATAAACAGACCAAGCACCATATCCTTGAAGTTCATATATTTTATATGCTGCCTTAGCATTTGTAATAGGATTAAGTAATTCCTCATTAGATTTAATACCAAATAATTTTCTTCTCTCGGGACCCATGTCCCCTAACATATTGATCTGCCATAAACCGTAAGACAGATCACCAGTATTTGGATTATTATTTAAAGCACCACTATCACCTGACGATTCCGCCATAGCGATAGCGGTCATTGTAGCAATTTTGTCTTCTGGAAAACCTGCTGCCTTAGCAGCTCTAGCAATTTGTTCCTGATTTAATGTTCCTTCAGTTGGAATATTATTGTCAGTCTGATCAGTTTTAGTTCCGTCAGCAGATCCTTTTTTCTTTCCAGTCTCAATTCCTAGCAATTTTTTTATGTTATCGCTAATATAATCAAAAAGATTAAAAGTTCTAAAGTCTTGAATCATTTTTCTGAAATCTTGCTCAAATCTCCGAACTCCATTTGTGATCTTATCTGATGCTTTATCAATTTCAATCTTTTGACCAAATAAATCAAAACTCATCAGTCTAGTAGCAATATCACCAAGATTGGAAGTAAATCCAACAAAGAAATTTTGTACACCTTCAAACCAATTCTTAAGAATACCTGCTGCTTGTTGTATTCTTGTGATTAAGTCTTGAACTGCATCAATAATAACTGGAAGGTTAGTAACAATCCATCCTACTAAAATTGTTCCAAGGAAGTCCATAATTCTTCCAAGGAATCCTTTAGTGCTACTTCCAATGACTTTAGATGTTCTTCTTAAAATTCCTCCAACTCTACCTGCTTCAATTAAATCTTCCTGCTCTCTTCTCCTAACCGCCTCTCTTCGTTTTCCAAATAGTTGACGCCTTCTCAATATGGCATCTTTTTTTAACTTATTACCATCATTTAAATTGCGTATAATAGTGGATGAAGTGCTATTAGCAGCACGAAGACTGGTACCAAAAGCGTTGATGGAACTTTGAATTCCTTCAATGCTGCCGCTATTTTTAAGTAGTGATGTTTTTATCTTCGCCATCAGACCCCTACCACATTATAGTTGGACATAGCACCAAAGGTGTACATATTATCATCATTACTGGTAGAATACATCTCAACACCACCAATTGGTCCACTAGAAACAGGTGCTGGTTGAGATGGTGTCCCACCACCAGCAGAAACAGGCATTGGAACAACAGTTACACCAGGTTCTTCTGGTGGTTTAGAAACTCTTTTTGCTATATCTTTCCTTGCAGATGTTGAAGAAAGCATTCCAGGTGGAAGTTCTCCATACTTACCAATATACTGTTCCTGTCTAATGTATTCTAAAGTTTCTGGATCTGTTACCTTTTTACCTACTGGATCTTTTTCAGAACCCATTGGTTTTGATAAGTCAATTTCACCAAAACCCATATCAAATGTGGTTTTGGTTTCAGTCTGCATTTTTCTCTTTGTTGCAGGGCGATCAGATTTTGAGTCATCTCCACCCATTGCCTTAATAATACTTTCAGCAGTGTTAAATGATCCTTTGATAGACTCAATAGATTTTAGAGTATCTCCACCAACATTATCCTCATCACCAATGACTTCTCCAGGATTTGGGAACTCATCCGGAAGGTCCCACCATTGATTCTTAGTCTCTGGTTGTTCTATATTGTCTTGATTACCATTAGATCCTTCAGTGCTTCCAGCACCAACTTTAGGAGGTGGATCATCTCCTTCTACATTACTTATAGGAGGATCATTATTTCCGTCTCCTCCATTGGGATCTGCTGGTTTAAATGGTGATGGAAGACCAAGTTTTTCCGATAAGTAATTTGCTGCTGCTTTAGCAGCATCAATAATAAATCCCAACAACTGTTGTCCAGGTTTTGTAAGCAATCCAACTGCCGCAACTGCTAATAGTTTTACACCAAGAACTGAGAATGTTCCTAGGATAACACCGATTGCTAATTTTATTCCAACAAATATCCCAGCAATAATAGCAAGATTTTTAAGAACATTATTTCTAATTTCTTTTAACTTATCTCCATTTCCTTCACTCAATGCTTTCAAAGTCTGAACACCCTGATTCAATAACCATCCACCAAGAATTGATATAAAGAAATCTCCAAGTCTTCCAAGTGTGAATTGTGCTTTATTTGCAATCTTCTGTGCAGGTGCTAATGCTGCTGATTGTATCCTTTTCTCAATTAAACTTTCTTTTCCTTCTCTAAGTTTTTGTTGTGCTAATTTATTTTCTAACTCAATAGCCTGATTATCTTGCCTTTGTTGAAGTGCCTGTGATGTAGCAAGATTTGTAGCAATAACAGTAAGAGAACCTACTAAAGACTGCATTTGTGCAGTCATATTTTGTATTTGTGATGATACAATACCAAGTTGTAATGAATTCTTGGTGATAAGTGCTTTAGATTCAGCAGCATCCTCCGCAGCGGCAGGAGCAACCGCTCTGCCTGTATAAGCAGCGGCAGACATTCTTGGTCCTCTACCAAATATTGGGGAAATCTCAACCATTCTGCTGTTGTGCCTTTAGGTTTTCTTCTTCAATATACTGTTGGAGGAAAGCACGGTAAATTTCTTTCTCCCAAGGTATCATATTTTCTAGTTCTGTCAAGCTATATTTATGATGTTGCATCAAGGCAAAATTAATTCGGAAGTATGACTCAAGATCAGTATGAGCCATACTCACCCGAAAAAACTTGCTAATCCCTCAAGTACAATCTCATTATCTACTCCCGTATTAGGATTCTTGACTACAACAGTATGAGAAAGTTTAGGCATTGTAGCAAAGAAAGTTTCAATCTCTTTGAATTGTTTAGAGTTTAATTGTTCAATAAACTCTTTCAGTTCTTTTTCAGTACAGTCTGCAGCAGACCATGACTCTTCTTCATTATAAATCTGCTCAATGCAAGACATAATGATACCAAAAGTATCTTCAACACCGGCATCAGCAACGACGAAGTTGTTATGAATAAACTCATTCATTGAAGGATATCTCATCCTGAGAATCAATTGATCATCAAGTTTAATATCTCTTGAATGTTCTTCATCATGTTGAATTTGAATAGAATCCAAATCAATTACAGTAGGAACTTTTGTAGTTCCATCATCAGGACAAGTTACAAGAACTTCCACTTCTTCACCAACAGACTTACCACGAATGTTGAGGAACAAATATTCAATATCAAAAGTAGAAAGTTGTTCTACTTTGACTCCGCGAGTGATAATGCAGTTCTTAATTACATCTTTAACTGCACCAGCAATTTGTTTTGTATCTTCGCTTTCCATAGCGATGATCAAAACCTTTTCTTCTTTAACTAAAAATGGTCTATACTTAATTTTCTTCTTAGTAGAAGGTATCACCAACTCATAAGTTGGTGTAGCAATCTTTGGTAAAGGCATTACAATTCATGCACATCAGTAAAATTATTTAGTAGCGTTATCCACGACCTCTAGAATCAGCATCACTGGTAGAAGTAAACTGAGCATTATTAATTTGTGCCCTATTTAATGTAGTAGATGCTGGGTCAATATTGAATAGATTTGAGTAATCACCACTAGCAGCAAAATTAGGACTAAATCCAAGGTCATTAGTATTCAGGAAGGTATTATCATTCAAATTTATACCATATACACTATTCTGTGCAGAACCAAAAATTGAATTGGAACTTTGCTCTTGATTGTTATCATCTCCAATATATTCATTGATTGAACGAGACTGTCCAGAATAATATCTATCATAATTAAATGACGCAGATGCCTTTAACAATGTAGAGCCTTCATAAGATACTGGTGTTGCATTCAATGCAATTGGGAATAATCCAAAGAATCTATACTCAATATATCTTTTATAATCTCTTTCAAATTTTATAATTCTAGTTTCATCACACTTATACTCACTCGGATATCTCATTCTAAAATGATATCCATCACGTAAAGGATTGACTCCTAAACCAGTTTCAGCACCACTAGAAATAAACTCCATCCAGTGTTCAACAAACTTTAAAGATCTATATGAGTTATCAACATAGAACTCCATATCCATTTGGACAAAAGTTCTAGTGTGTGCAAACTTCTCAGCAACACCAGTGAAGTTACCGATAACATCTGCGGTTGCAAGACCACTACCAGGAAGTGATGCTCTATTGCAAAGGAGACTAAGATTATCAGTAATAAATCTAGCATCCATACCCCTATCACGAAGATGAGTTCTTAAAGTTCCACTCAATCCACCAAATTGAACAACAAAATGAGAACTCTGTGCAACTTCTGTTAATGTTGGTTTTATCTGCGATATCTTTTTCGGAAATGGTCTAGGCACTCTAAATACTCTTAGGTGATTGTTTAGTTATTTAGATGTCATATAAGGGGTTTTACGATACAGACAACGTATCTAAATTTCTTGGACTTCCGTCCATTGGAAAAGTTTGGATTGATACTTCTGAAGATGAGGAAGTAAAAGGTTATGGAATGATTCATAACCGCCCACACACTGAAGAAGCAAAGCGTAAGATGCGTGAAACTGGGAAACCGAGTTTACATAAAGGAGGAACTATAATATCTCCCACAGGTGAAATTGTAAAATTCTCTTGCCTAAGTCATTTCTGCAAAGAAAATAAATTATCATCAGGGCACGTAAGTGAACTGCTGAATGGTAAAAGAAATACTGTTAAGGGGTGGAAGCGTGGATAGACATTACAATAAAAGTAAATATAAACCACAATACCCCAATAAGTATAAGGGCGATCCAACTAATATTATTTGTCGCTCATCTTGGGAAAGAAAATTTGCTCGCTACTGTGACCTGAACGAAAATATATTAGAATGGCAGTCTGAAGAGTTCTGCATTCCATATCGTTCACCTGTTGATAATAAAATTCACAGATACTTTCCCGACTTTTATATTAAATATAAAGATACTAGTGGACGAATCAAACGCTCATTGATTGAAGTTAAACCATTAAGTCAGTGTAGTCCACCAAAAAAACCACAACGACAAACAAAAAGGTATCTCAACGAGGCATACGAATATGCTAAAAATCAAGCAAAGTGGGAAGCGGCAAAAGAATATTGTGATGATCGTATGTGGGAATTTAAAGTATTAACCGAAAAAGAATTAGGTATCAAATAATGGCGAAACGACCAACAGATACAGATACTAATGTAAACAGAATCCGTTCTGTTGTGGACAATATGACTGGTCTAGCAGACCCAGACGATAGGATGATTGAAGTTCTTGAACTACTAACACCAACTCCAGTGAGATCTGTGCAACCTGGAAAATTGTATCTGTTCATCTATAACGCCAAGACTCCAAACATCACATTCGATCAAAACCCATTTATAGCAGTTACAGATGTGTTCCAGTGGGGATTTCGTGGATTCAGTGCTCACTGGAGAGAACCAAGACAATATACCTGGAGTGAGGTAGGAACTGATGT